GATACGCCGCCATGATTTCATCTGATAGCGACTCGTACCTCTGAGGGTCAGTCATTTTTAGCCGAATAAGGTCAGCACGCCTATAAACCCTCTTTCCTGATTCACCTGTTCCACCAGAATCAACTGAAGCGGCTCTAAGATTTTGCTTACGAGATACTTCACCAGCATCTGACGTTTGCTTAGTCTTAACACCTTTCAACTGTTTATAGGTAGACAACAATTCATTTGCGCTATCGTAGTCAAACTCACCATCTGCCTTGGCATACAGACCAATACGAATAGGAGAAGATTTCACCCAATTCGCAAAGTCTGGGTCTTGAACAATCTGAGTGAAATCAGGGTGTTCTGCCGCCAGTTTCTGCTGAATCTGCATCTTTTTGAACTCTTGACTAGCTTGTCTAGCCGCAAGTACATCAGGATGTTTGTCAATAGTGCTCTGAACTGCCTTTTTCGGGTCTTCAAAAAAGTCAATTTCAGGCTCAACCTCTGCATTTTGACGATTTCCAGAGAGATTTTGCTTAATCAGTTCATCAGCGAGTTTACGAACTTCGCCTACCTCTTGAGCCTGCTTACCAATCAGCTTCTCAGCCTCTTGGTGCATTTTGATAATGTCACTTAAATCCTTACCCCGATATTTCTCAGGAAGATCGTCAGAGACTTGCTCAACAGAATTAGCTAACCTCTTTTCCTCGACTTGAAGTTCACTTGGCATCTCATCTTCGTTATCTATCAACATACAGTTTCCTTTTCCTGCCCACTCTGGGTTTTAGGATTTAACATGGACTCGACTTGTGTTTATGAGTCCGCTTTTAACTCTGCCGCTAACTTTTCCCGATGTTTTCGGTCAAATTGATGCGCTGATGTGGGGAAATGCCCAGACCAACCCTCCAACTTGATGTTAGGAGCAGAGATTTTACGATGTGAAATACTACCGCACTCACATTGGACATTGACCGCCTCATAATCAGTCAGTTTCTCAATGGAATGCCCGTTTTCACAAGCAAATTCATACATTCTTTTCATTTAATTCCTCATAAGCCTTTTCGCTGACCTCTTTCAAGGTTTTGAGCCATGTCAAGATAGAAAGTTCACCTTTTCTGAATTGCAAGGTCTTTTCATCAGGAATTACGCTTATATTATTAAGCGACTCTATCATACTGTCAATATCAATACACAAATCCTTCCAACCCTCCATTGACATCATGTCAAACCTACTTTCGTAGTACTTTTGTAGCTCTGGGGTCATTTTGCTTCCAAATCGGTGGATTGCGTTGTGTTTGCGGCTTCCTTTTGGATAGCCTCTACCAGTTGGAATACGTCAGCGTATGGACGAGTTCCAAGGTATTGCAGGATGGCGTTTACAAGGTTGGTTGAGAGTTTGATTTCGTTCATTTGGATTCCAGTGCTGAAATGCGGTTAGTGAGTTGGGTGATGAGGGCTTGTTGTTCTTGGATGGCTTTTGTTAAGTAAGGGACAATAAGTGATGTATCAATACCCCAAGGAGTAAGCATTGAGCCATCTTCATTTGTAGTTCCGTGACTTACAGCTTCTGGCACAACTTCTTCAAGTTCTTGAGCAATAAAACCGTATGGAACTGCACCACTTCCGTCTTTCCAATCAAAACTACGCACTTGCAAAGATTCAACTTTTGATAAAGCACTTGGCGCATTAACAATGTTTTCTTTTAACCGAACATCGGAAACTTGGTTATATGTACAGGTGTTTGCGCCAGTAATTGTGATGTAGCCAGCAAGACCAGTTGTACTTCTAAAATAACAAATATCTCCATTTGCGGCAGTTCTTTGCAAATCTAAGCCAATACCAGCGCCTGCACCAGCCGATGTTGTTCCTGTGAACACTGAAGTTGCTGTTGCTACATTAACTTTACCGCCTTGAATTGTGCTTGTAGTCCCCACCAGCAAGTTACCGCTGGAGTCGATACGCATACGTTCGGTGGCGTTTGTGAAAAACGTCATTGGCTGTGCGGTTGTGGTTCGGAAATTCATTGTTCCTGTATTTGCAAGAAAAATAAAATCTCCTCCGCTTCCGTATGTTGTATTAGTACTGCTTGCTATAGCAATTTGACCTGCGTTGTTGTTGGAATTATTTCCCCATCCAGCAATTGCATAAGCAGAAGAGCCTGCACTGAGATTTCTTACATAAGTTTGGTAAGCAACTGTATTTGAATTTGTATAAACATCAAATTGTCCTACTGGCGAAGTAGTACCAATACCCACATTACCAGAGGACTGAGAATTTAAATACAAAGCCGCACCATCAATATACTGATTTTTATACGCCGCACCTGTTCTGTCGTAAGTGGCTATGCGACCAAAATCACCTGATGAGTCGTACCATACTTCAACACCTTTACCTGATGTTGGGGCAACAGCAGTTGAACTTACAGCACGAAGAGTAGCCGTTATATCTAATTTTGATGCTGGCGAAGCAGTACCAATCCCTACATTCTGTGAGGTGTCCACAGTAAGAGCCGCTGTACCATTGGTTTGGAGTTGCAATACCCCGCTACTGTCAGCACTCGATTTCAGCCCTGCTGAACCGCTTGATACGCCGTTGTCCGAATTTATGAGCGATGCCATTATTGTGTTACCTCATCTGCGGGTTCTGGTGTGTTGCCTTCTTCTAGCCATTTCAAATAGGCTTGGTAGTCTGTGTTTTCTTCAGATTTAGGAATGCAAGCACCATCAGTTAAACGGATAACTGCTTCCCATCCTGTTGAATTGTCTTTGAATAATTTGTACATTTATAACTCCGCTGATGCTGTCCAGCCATATTCAATACCTGTTCCCGTTGCTTGAGCAGTTCCAAGAGCAAGTCCCCAAAATCCAGTTCCACCAATATTATTTGCCGCAGATATTCCACCAATATCAGCGCCTGTGGCGACTAAAGATGCTTTTCCAGAATTATTATTGCGGCTATACACAGTAACTGTTGGTGAATTTGTACGTTTTGGAACAAGATAACTGAAACCACCAGCAAATGTTGTAGTAGAAGTAGAAGTTGTTACTCTGGTTGCTACAAGTCCAAAACTTGCATCTGGATATGCAGTACTTTCATAATACCTCTGACACAAAGCCAACTCAGTACCATAAGGTCTGTAATCAAAGCTCGTTGCTGTTGAGCCTTTTTCTAGCTGTACGCCTGTGATGTAGAAAGTAGCGCCGTTTGTGGCAACAATGTTTGTTCCACCAGTTGCAGAATAAAATGCAGAGCCAGTCCAAGCGCCAGCAGTTCCAAGATATGTTGAGCCTGTACCAAGATTAAAGTTTAGATATAAACCTATTCCGTTATCTGTTACCCAAGTGCCACTTGTATCGCCAGTAACAGTAATGGTTTTTTGTTCCCATGTGTTTGCCGAGCTGATGGTGAATGTAAATGGGTACAGTCTGCTATTTGCAGAATTTCCTAAACTACCAGCAAATGTGCCTGTCAAAGAACTACGTACCCAAAAAGAAAAAGTAATTGTTGAGGCGCTTGCTGAACCAAAATTTAAGTCGTATACGTTATAACCTTCAATTGGTTGTTGAAGAAGAATAATGTCACTTGCAACTGGCGTATATGCAGAAGAAGATGTAATACCGATATAGTTTCTAAAGCCAGCGGGTGGAGTGACAGAACCAGCGTTTTGTTGAACTGTAAATTTTGATGCCTGTGTAGTGAAATAACCCCATCGGTCAAGCACATAAGTTCTTGCAGATGTAACTGTTGCCGTAACACTCGCCCCCGCATTCCTTTGGTCAATCACCATTGCACCATTGATGATGCGGTTGCGGAAACCAAAACCCATACCGTAGCCAGCACCACCAATACTTGGCGCACCAGTCATCAAAATAGTGTCTGTGCTGGCATCCCCTAAAGTGGTGTTGCCGTTGACGGTAAGGTTACCTGTTGTGGTCTGATTGCCAGATAAAGAAACTGTTCCCGCAAAAGTAACGGACTGGTCAGAGCCAATAGTCACCGCAGTCGTAGGTGTAGCACCCGTCTGAATAACAAGTGTTCCTGTCGTATCAGCCGTGACTGAATATGCAGTTGTTGTCGTTGTTGATGACTTGATAGTACTCATATGATTACGTGCCTTTGCCCTGAAGAGACTGTCAGAGTTACGCCGCTGTTGATGGTCAACGGGCCAACAGAAAATCCATTGTTACCAGTCTGAATCGTGTAGTTAGACGCAACAGAATCAGCATTGATTGTTATGCCATTTGAAGATACATGAGCAGTAGCACTCAAGTCACCAGTACTAGGCTTATACAAAAACTTAGCATTCGATGTGTATGCAGTCGTAATCGTTCCACTCGTAGCAGACGAAAACAATGGGTAAACATTGCTTGATGTAGACGTATCGTTAGAAATAGTCGTACTAGCCGTTGCCCAACTTGTGTTTGTTCCATCAGTAGTTAAAAACTTACCTGAATTGCTTGTTTGACTAGGAACTAACGCATTGAATGCGGCATTTGCAGTTGTCTGACCTGTACCGCCATTGGCAATCGCAACAGTACCAGTCACATTGCTGGCAGTACCCGTTGTATTCTGATTCAGTGTAGGAATATCAGCGGCAACAATAGCCCTGAATGTTGGTGCGCCAGCAGAACCATTAGGTGCGGCTAAGAAATAATTTGCAGTTTTAGAAGCAAAAGGATTCTGTGTGTCTCCATAACCAGTTGCCAAACTGATTGTTGGAGTTGTTCCACCAGTAGATGCAACAGGCGTAGTCACACTAACAGAAGTTATCCCTGTATTGGCAACAGTAATAGAACCTGCACCATTGCTGACACTAATACCAGTTCCAGCAGTTAAATTGGCTTTCTCCCATAACGATGTAGTTGCGTTATAGATGATGGTTTGACCATTGCTAGGCGACTGAGCAGAAACATTATGAATTTCATCTAACTCATAGCCGTTTTGCACTTTGACAAACAACTTTCCTTGAGTTGGATGAGCGTGTTCAACAACCGCTACATAAACCAAATGTGTAGGTGCATAGGGTTTGGTTGCTGTTAATGTGCCAGCCGTAGTACCACTCAAATACAGTTGAGCACCATCTGTATAAGCAGATGTGTCCATATTGGAAATCAATCCAATAATAGTTACATTGCCATTTGAGTTATTTGCCAAATCAGCACTCATCAAACCTAAAGTTTGTGCTGAAGTTGCATCACTTGTTGCCAATGCTTTGGAAACAGTAGGAATTTGACCAGTTGCACCACTGATATAAACAGCAGTTCCTTTGGTAAGAGTTGCGCCTGTAGTATTGCGAACTTGACAAACTACATTGGTAGCGGCAACAACGCTTAAATCTACGTTTGTTCCAACAGTTGAAACTGTTAAAGTTCCATCAGTAGAAGTAATGGTTTGTAATGTCTCAGATTGGTCAATCTTTTGCCAAACTGAACCATTGAACATCAACCAATCGCCGATTTTCCAATCTGTAATCCCATTGAGATTAGTAGACCCAGCAGTAGCAACGATGTAATAGTAGCCGTTTGTTCCAGTACTACTAGCAAGAGTTGGACTATTGGTAGAAGCATTCCATGTTCCCTGATAACTTAATCCGCCAACGACAGAACCCCATGAAAGAGCAGTTCCATTGGTAGTTAAAAACTTTCCTGAGTTCCCAGTCTGGCTAGGAATCAGATTGTTAATCTGTGTTTGAAGTGAACTTAGAGTATCAAGTACAGACTGAGAAGTGCCGCCACCATTAGTAATGACTTTGATGGATTCAGCAAGATCAGGAGCAACAACCTCACCAACGTTAAGCTCAACACCTGAAGACAGAGTAATGATAAGTGAACCATCAAAATCAATACGAGCATTGGTGACAGAAACACCATCAACACCATTAATTCCATCACGCCCATCTTGACCACGTTCACCTTTATCGCCTTTTGCTCCATCTCTGCCATTTTTTCCATCTTTTCCATCCCGCCCATCCTTTCCATTTGCACCATCACGACCATCTTTGATAGATGCAACACGCTTTTCAATGGCATTGCCTACATCGTCATAGCGGGTACGAATGTCGGACTCAATCTTCTTGAGTGCTTGGACAACAAGATCAACATTCTCGCCAATCTTGCGTTTTTGAACTTCTTTGGCTTGGGCAACAGATGCTTTGACAGAATCCAAAACAGCAATTTGCTGTTCAGGAGTCATATTCTTGAGAATTAACTCTTTGGCTAGGCTTTCGACATCCATTATTCACCCTTTGGTTGGGTTGCGCCTAAAGACTTAGATAACTGGTCTAAGAAATCTTGTTCCATGCCACTGACTTTATTGTTTTTCTCTGCCATTTGCAATTCAACAATCTTAGATTTGTTCTTAATGTCAGCTTCCTTAAGCATCAATTCAGCAATCTTAACCCTCTTATCAAACTCTGCTGATGCTTGATCTGCTTGGTTTGGCAAATTATTTGTTGTTGCTGAGATGACTTTTGCTTGTACTTCTTGAGGAATGTACTGGGCTTCCACCATCTTCTTGGTTGCATCAGCACGATTTTGCTCTGCCTGAGTCGTAACCAAGGCAATATTGGCTTGAGCCGCCTGCATTTGTAACTGAGCCTGCGCTTGTTGCATTTGTTGGGCTTGTGGGTCAGGTTGAGCCATCTTGTCCAACGCATCCATCATCTCAAACCTGTTGCTCAAGCTGGAATTAGCCACGATTCCCTTAAGAATGATGGGTAAGACAGGAGTTTCAGGGCCAAGAGTCTGCAAAAGGCTAATGAACTGCTGTTGCTCATACTCACGAGCAATAATTCCCAAAGTAGCCGTGGGAATAAAGTTCATGTCCACAGATGGGTAGCGGTTTGGGTCAAACTGCATATACCTGAATGCGGCTTTTTTAATGAAAGGCACAAGGAAATCTTCTTGGAAGTTCACCAATGTACGCTTGTACTTCTTGATGATAGAAGCCACAGCCATTGACATTCCATTGCCATCACGAGCAGACTGGGTAACCATGCCATTGGAATCCAATGTGCCAGTTGCTTGAAGCAACATACGTTCAAACTCTTTAGATGTGGCTAAGTTGTTGCCATCAGTCACGCCAAACTTGAAAGGCATCAAAATTTCAGCAGGAGAGCCGTTTGTGAGGATAGCTTTTCCGGGTTTTACTTCAAATTTAGCGCCACGAGGTAGGCGAGTTGCATCCATTGCAACCATAGGACTTGTAGTCAATGCCAAAGAGTCTAAATGGCTACGAATTTGAGCATCCATAGCCTTTTGCATATTGTAGGCTTTCTCAACTGTTCCACGACCCAATAAACGATTAGGCACAGTGTCATCCTGATAGGAAATCACTGGCCTATCCTTCATCATGTAAGGATTTTCTTCAGCTTTTAGGAGCAAATCATCGTTGGCAATCACAACAATGGCTTCTACCATGTCTTGATAGTCTTCTGCTTCTGAATGTTCAGGGAACAATTCAACAATGTCTTTGTTTTCAGACAGGTTTTGCAGGTATTCACGGGGTACAAGGCCATAGTAGGTCAGTAATTTGACCTTCTGGTCTTGGAACATTGTCAATTCTTGGGTGGGTTCTAAGTCCTCATCAGATGCAACTACACCAATATCGACTTTGCGGTACATCCCAGACTCAATTCCAGCCACAATCTTGTGGATAGAGATAAATTTCTCAATCGCCACACCCATACAGTCATCAATAGATGTGCCATTTGGGTCAAACAAGAAGTTATTGGGGTTAACTGGCATAACTTTGACCGCAATTCGGTCACGTTCAATCACGCCAATAGCCGCTTGTCCTTGTTGATTAGGAATTGGTTGGGTGGCAGGGATGTATTCTTTCTCTGTGCGAACAACAATCTCGCCAATACCAGTGCCATAAATCTCAGCCATCAACTCAATTTGGTCAATACTCTTGCGAATCTTGTCCTTTTTGAAGTCTTCCATGAGTTGATTCTTAATCATCTCAACATCAATGGGAGTTCCATTCACATCTTGGATGTTGTCTTCAATGTCAAAGAAGTCGCCTTGACCAAAGATAGCTTCCATGATTTCAGCATGGCGGGTCTCAACGGCTTGTTGTGTGGCAGGAGTGACAATTCGGCTACGCTCAGACTCACGGGTCTTATCGTCATCAGCCCATTGACCTCGGAAGATTCGCTCATATTCTTCCCAGTCGTTCAGGAAGTTGGTATCACGGTAATTACGCCACCTGTCGCAGTGGTCAACAACAAAGGCAGTTAGTTCCTTGTCGTTTTCAGTAGGTTCATAAAAATCGTTTTGGTCTAACTTATCTGTTGCCATTTAAAACCCCGCTATTACATCCATTGGTTGCCACTCCTCAGAGTCATCTTCTTCAAAGTAAGTGGTAACAGCCAGTTGGTCAATATAGGAAAGAGCATCAGGCAAGTCATCGTGAACGCCTTGGGCGGGGAACATCAAAAGTTGATCTTTGAATTCATCCCAATCTTCCTTGGAGTTCAGCACAATACGCCCATGCTCAAACCTTCCTTGAAGTGACCAAATGATACGATCAGCCTTTTTGCGATTGCCGTGGGTCAAGTCAACTATATGGGAATATACATTATTTTTCCTCATTAAGTCACTCAAATAAGGCAAAACAGCGTTTTTTAACGCTCCCCTCTCAATTCCTACCGCCAGCGGCCTGTAATTCCGCATCTTCAACAGTATTTTGGCGGCAGTCTCCCGAATGTCCCAACGCCCATAATCAATCTCTTTGACAAACCATTTGCCATCATCAGTTACCTTAACCACAGCAATAGCAGTTTGGTCTAACCGTTTCTTGGAATTAGCCGCTTGTTTGGCAACTTCCTCAAATCCAGCCAAGTCAACAGCAATGTAATAGCTTCCATACTCAGGTTCTTCCCCGTACTTCAACCATTCTTCTTTGAATACATCGCTACCCGCATTGTCAAAGGATGCCATATACTCTTGCTTAAAGGCGAAGCTGGATAGGGTCTTCTTTGCGCTTTCGATTTCGCTAGGGTCGATCAAGGGGTTATCTTTGGTTGTGAAATGCCAAGATTTCCAGTCTTTATCTTCTCCTGATGAGCCAAGTTTAAAGATGTCATAGAAGAAGTTGCGACCTTTGGGAGTGCCGATGAACATAGCTCTGCCCTTTTTATCAGACAAAGACGCACGAATAACCTGTTCCCATGCTTCGGGTTTGATGTCTGCAACCTCGTCAAGCACAGCATAGGTGAGTGACACTCCTCGCAAAGTATCTGGTCTATCCGCACCTCGGACATAAATCTTTGCTCCGTTTATCAAGGTAATGTCCATGTTATTGATGTGGCTGGCTTGGATAACCTCCCGCCCCAACTCCATCAAAACATCCCAAATAATCTGCCGTGCCTGCCCGTTCGTTGGTGCAACATAAAGCACAGCAGAACCTGCACTACATTGCAGTCCTTCAATCAAGAGAGTAATGGCTGATAGGCGTGACTTACCGCAACGCCGCCCTGCCGCAATGACTTTGAACCTTGTTTTATCAGCAAAGACTTCTTGTTGCCAAGGCAGGAGGCTAAAGTTAAGATCAGACATCTTTGCTTTCTATATCTTCAGCATCTACTGTGTTTTCCCCAATGGATACGCCACCAATACCTGAAATCGTAATGTTGACAGCACTTCTCTGATTCTTCTCTTTTTCAAATAGTGAAACGGGAAGCATCCTATCCATACATAACTTCAACGCCGCCATCTGTGCAGGGTGGTCGTCATCAAGGGCAATCTGAACAGTCTTTTGGACAACATTAGCGCCAGCACTATTTATCAGGAGTTCCTTGAGTTCCTTGACCCTTTGGTTCTCAGTCTTGGGCAACATAGCTAATGGCTTGGCATCAGCGTATTTAGCCATAGTTAATTTACCCGAACCTTTGGGTCGCCCCTTCTTTTTCAGGTTGTCAGGAAGTGCATCTACAACATTCATCTTTTGTCCAACAGAATGGGAAGTTAGTACGTACTTTACATGAGAATTGTTTTCTTGTATAGTGGACACACACTTAGTGTCTTTGTCAAAGTCTATCGGCTTATGTGCAAACTCTTGGGTAGGAAGTCGAGTCTTTAAGGTGTCGTAGCCTTAGATAGATGTAGTCCCCAAAGTCCACGGAAACGTTCTGGTTGACAAAGTATTGCGGGACAGAAGGATGCCAAACCCGCCGAGCAGGAGGACTGCATTGTGGATGTGCTGGCTTGGATGCCAAAACCAACCCGTTCTGATGTGTGACGGTAAACGGTGCAAACAACATAATGTGGCTACTGGGTCTTTGTTAGGCAACAGGTGGCTCACACCTAATCCCAGTAGATATGCCTAGGTTGAGCAACCAAGGACAGGACATAATCCTGACAAATCCCTTAACTCACTTCTCTAAGTGGGTTAGGGGTCTATTTATCAGAACATACCTTACTCCACAATCTAAATACCTTTGTTTGTGTAAAACGCTAAAAGTAGCTTAACTTGTGGGGGAGAGGCTACCGCAATATTTCTCCACCCTCCACCACCCCTCCCCCCATCAAAGTAAGCACTAACTAACTTAGCAAGCGTTCCACTATATGAAATGACCAAGCGGAGTAAGCACTAACTGACTTAGGAATTAACCAACCAGTCGGTCGGGTAATGATGTAGGGGCTATCCACCATTTCTGGCACACTTCATGCTTGTCAATTCTGTATATCCCACAATATGAAATGTAAACTCTAGATTTCACAATATGGAATTGCACTGTTGTGGTGAATAGTGTTCACTAACATCCCTAAATTAGTGCAGAGTATTTACTAACATCCCAATATTGGTGCGCTTGGTTAGTAGTTACTATCATTGCAAGGATTGATTTTGTTGAAGCTGTAAAACTGGCATGGTATGTGCATTAGTAAATTGTCCCTAGGACACATCGTCAACATTTTAAAAGGCTTAAACATGACAACAAACTATTTAACCCATGATGATATGCGCCATGCTTGCCGAGAGCTTGAATCGGGGCGGCATGGTAGCTTTGCTCAAGACTTAGCACGGGCATACTTCCACGCAGACAAAACCAACTCAGACAGGCTTGCCAGCGCATTTCCTGAGATATTCGAGCGTGGCTTTCACTTCTATCAGTCCAACAAACTGCGCCAAATTCCCGCATAATTAACCAAGCCCTTCGGGGCTTACTTTTGAAAGGCTTAAACATGAAACAATACATCATCCCAATAATTCAGACCCTACTCTGCCTAGCAGTGTGGGCATATATCGGTGTTTTACTTGCTTATAGGGGATAAATTCTAGGGTTTAGGGTATTGCTTGCAGTATCCTAACACCTAGCGATTTTGCTAGGGTTTTCAACTTAAAAGGCTTAAACATGAAATTCACTCTTCGCCGTAAAGACATCCGTGGCATGTTGCATTTATCCGCTAAAAAGGATATTCGCTATTATCTGCAGGGGATTAACGTAGTACGCGACCTTAGAGGCACTTATTTAGAAGCCACTGACGGGCACGTTTTAGGGCGTTTGTTTGTCGATGGCATCCAGTCAGACACCCCTTTAAGCGTGATTTTGCCAAGTGAGCAACTAATAAAACTTAAAGGCACTAAAAAACAAGGCGATGATTTTTTACATTTCAGCGTTGAAGGTAATTCCGTTGAGTGCATAACAGACAATCAAACAATACGCTTTGAAGCTGTAACCGGTCGTTTCCCCGATGTCGATAGAGTTATACCCCTTGTTTTTAAACCTGAAGATGAAAAACCCGCCACTTTTAACCCCGATTTATTGGTGCGTTTTGTTGACTTTTCAGAGGAAATTTGGGGAAAAAGACAAGTTCCTAGCTTAATCCAGCAAGGCACAAGCGTTTGCCTTGTAAGTTTTCCAG